TCCAAAATCTTGGGTCTGTATAATGCATAATAGCATCTGGTTTTTCTCTATCCATAACCTCTCGTAATACATCAGGATTACCATAACCATCTATGGGATATATTGTTAGTTTACCATCTTCAACACCTGTTTCGGCCCGTAGAGTTTCATCCATATTAACAATCTTACCAGCATCAGGGTGCTTTATTGCTCCACCTAACTGAACCCAATCATAGTGTTGAACTGTACCAAGTACAAATTCTTTAGACATCGTACCAACACCAGAAGACATTCGTAAATCATCTGACATTAATAGGATTTTTTTCTTAGCCATATAACCTCTAATCTTTTAGTAATTTTTTATTTTTTAAAGGTACGTCAAAGTAATCTAACATTTCTAACTTGTCTTGATAACCTGACATCTTTCCTAATTCAGCTTCAATCGTTTCCATAATATCAGGATGTTCTCCGACACCAACTGTATTATTTAACATATTTTCAATATTTATACGATGTTTCTCTATTTGAGCTCTAAACTGTAGTTTACTAGCTTTTAATAAATCATCTCTTAAATTCATAATCTACTCCCGCTTGGTATTAATTTATTATATGATTGAATTGATTCTTTAAACTTTTCATCTAAAACATATAAATCCATTGAACGATTTACCAATTTTTGTAGGGTAAATTCATCATCTAATGTGCTTGATTTAAACTTCTTATATAAATCTTTTAATATTTTAACTGATGTTAATTTGTATTCCATAAAACCTCTCTTAATATATACATATATAAGTATATACTAATTTAATATTTTAACCATTTTTTTTTCATTTTTAGCATATTCTACTGTGCTCATTGTACCTCTTGATTCAACACCATCTGGAATAAATGCTATAACTATATCACTATATTCTGCAATCTGTTTATTTCTCTTAAAGTAATTTGAAACGTAATATGGTTTAGTGTATTCAGTTGCTGGATTCTTACAATGCATATTCCAATTATAATGAGATGGTGGAAACTCTACATAATTCATATCAAACTCTAATGCAAACTTTTTAGCAAAACCATCTACACCCTCTCGTTGACCACCACTAACTATTTCTACCTCATCACCATGTTTTTCTTTTATCTGAAATATTAAATCTTTTATTTTTTTCTTGTTGGCGTAACTACGACTACCAACTATACCAATTTTAATCTTCGTAGTCATTTCTCTTTTGCTGTTTTACTGGTTTATCTGAGGTAGTGAATTTAGCTACTTCATAAAATTGTTGTAGTCCATTAACTATAGAATTAGTATTTGAATATTTGAATTGAAACCTTTTCCTAGAAGTATAAGATAAATCTGTTGGAATTATATCAAACCATATAAACTCATTTGCTTTAATAGTAGAACCTGGTGTAACAATAGTTTTAAAAGATAACTTTTTTTCCCACTTCATCAAAAAGTTTTTTAAATCAGTAGTAGCTACTTCACCATCTTCATACCATAGATGTAACAAAACTGCTACACGTAACTCATTATGAATATTATTAATTTTTTCCATAATTTTTGATTCTATTTCACTATTAATAAAGTCACTTAGTTTTAGTCTTAAACTTAGTTTAGTTGTCATTATTTAACTCCTACATCACAATGTTCTGTTTGATTGAACTCACAGTATCTGCAGTTCTTTTTAGATGGTTGTTTAACATAATTATGTTTTAAGTTATACTCCCCATCAATAAAAGACTCACCAAGAAACTGGTTTAAATTATTCATTAACTTATTTATACTTGGTTTACCACTAGCTGGTTGAAATGTCTGAACCCTACGTTGTGGAAAATCTACCTTTTCATATAGTTTACGTTTTACGATAAAGTATTCTACATCAATCTTATCTACTGGAATATCGTGTTGTGCACCATAGAAGTGTTTGTATAATAATAATTGGTCTGTCTTAGTCTTATCAGCTTTTTGATATTTATTCCAACCCATCGTGGAAGTCTTAATATCTATGATTTTATATCTGTCTCGTACAGTATCATAGATTATAACGTCAATGTACCCAATAAACTTAATCTTATTTGGTAAATCATAATCAACAGGTACTTCTATACCAACTAACTCATAACCCTTCTTACTGAAATACATATTACGTTTCTTCTTAAACCAATCTAATATCAGTAATCCGTGATTGTAAAATTCTTGCATATCAGATTGTTCACAAAATACTTCACCACCATTCTTTTCCATAATTTGAGTATAGTTTGTTTTCATCCGATGTAATAACATCTTTTCTAATGGAAGTGCGTCTGCCGTTTTAATGGTATCATTATACATTACTGTAAGATATGTTTGTAATACTTCGTGCATACTTGTACCAAAAAGGGTATGTATACTATCTGTCCAAACACTTAACTTATCAATGTAATTAAGTTTCCATTTATATGGACACGTAACCCATTGACTATACTGACTATAACTTATTCGTTTCATTTTCCCCACTTATCACGTCCAACGATTGTAGCCATAATTCCATAGTTTGAAACATCAAGATAAGCATCTTCTAATGGTTCATCTTTAACAGCTGATTCTCGATTGTTCATCAGTAAAGTTTTTACTCGTTGTAACTTATCGTTCATACGAAACCACAAACCTGTAAGTGATAATTTAATCTCTTCTTCATTTTGTAACTGAGTTCCTACAGAGATATTACCTGGACCATAGTCGTGTTGCTTATGTAAGAACAATTCGTATTGTTCTCGTTGTATTTTTCTGAACTCTTCTGTCATCTCTGGCCATTCTCTTTCCATCTGTTCTACTATTGATTCTGACTTAGACATATTCTTAGAGTCTTTTATAACTTTCATATTATATTCCTATTTACATAACTGAATATACGAATAAAATCGTATACAAGTCAAGTGGTATTTTATTCTTCGCCAGCGACATATCCACCGACAGAACCAAGTACATTTAGACCAAGATCTTCAATCTTCTTGGGTTCAACTCCCCATTTTGTGCATATTTCTCCTAATTCTAACATTCCACCTTCAGTAAGATATAACATTTCAATCATATCATAAGCTTCACGTTTACTGAATTTTTCTTGATTCGCAACTATATTAATTAACCAACTTGGATGATCCATTTGATTTCTCCCTTTTGTATATTTTAACCATTTATTACCTTTAGGTAAAATATTTGTGTATAATTTATATAACTCTTTAGGTTTCAAGTTATACTTTTGTAATTCATTTACCAATTCAACCCAATCCATATTCATCGATAGGAATCTGTTAGTCATATAATTAGACCAAGACTTCTTATCTTCGTCTGATATCTCTTCCCAATACTTAGGGTTTTGAACCGATGTTATCTGTTTGATGTGGTCGAATAGACTCTTCTTTTTTACCGAAACTGTTTTTCTCACTCATACTTCCAAACTTGGAAAGGTGGGTAACTCATCTGGGTTGGGTACAATCTCTTCTTCCAAACCAGCACCGTCTAACATTCCATCAGCAACTTTTCCACAGTTCCCGCAACTATATACTTGAACAGGAATTAATGCTTCTTGTCCATTTGGTGACATTAAAGCTGATAGTTTTTTTAGTATGAATGATGTTATAAATAAATAGTTACTACACTCATTACATTTAATAGTATCTGCTTGTTTCAAGTCAACTTGTACTTGTTTTTTTGGTTTTTGTATTCTTCCCTTTGGATGCATACTCATTTTATAACTCCTAATAGTTCTATTATCATAGCCATTGCATTTATTTCTTTATCAACTACCTGACTATCTGATAGTTCATATCTTGCAATAATCAAAATACATTCTGCTAAGTGACCTTTACCATATCCATCTACTTCATCATATAACAAACGAAACAAGTCAGCAAAATCTGTAATCTTATTGTCTGCTAATAGTTGTCTGATTTCTTTGAATGCATTTTTTTTATTCTGTGTTTCTAAAATCTTTAATAGTTTTAACTTATAATCATTTTGTATAATACTTGATGTATCTAATTTAAGTCTACCCTTAACTACGTTTCTTTGAGCTGAATTAATAACTCTACGAATATCAGGATAACCACTTTCCACCAAAACTTTTATATCTTCAGGACTATCCATTATATTTTCTTGTATCAAGATACTATGAAGGTGTTTTGCAACTTCTGTTTTAGATGGTGGAATAATCTGAAATGATTGACACCTTGATTGAATTGGGTCAATTATTCTCTCAACGTAATTACAAGTCAAGATAAACCTACAATGTTTACTAAAAGTTTCCATTAGATTACGAAGAGCGGCTTGAGCGTTTGGTGTAATATAATCACACTCGTCCAAGATAATAACTTTCATATCTTTGAAACCAACAGTTGAAGCAAAGTTCTTAACCTTTGTCCTTACGGTGTCTACATTGTT